ATTGGGATCTGTTGATAAAAATACTGGGGATACCATCATTCAAACCCCAGATAATTTACCAATAGATCCCAATACACCAGTTACTAATCATCGACCATTACGATCTGGATATACTGGATATTTGTTAGGCGATGGCATTCCAGTAAATGGATTTGATTTTGGTACTGGAGTTCAATTTCCAGATAATCCACTAAATGATGACTTTTTCTTACGGGTAGATTTTTTACCCAATAGATTGTTTAGATTTAATGGTAATAGTTGGTTGCGTGTCGAAGATAAAGTAAGAATGACTATGACAAATAATGATAGCAGACAAACTTTGAAAACAAGTTTTATCAATAATCTTTCATACACTTATAATACTCCAGTTGGTACTGATATCGTAAAATTAGAAATGGGTGATACCGAAGTTTTCACAAATATAAATTTTCAGACTGCATTATATGTTGTTATATCTTCAAATACAGTCAAATTAGAGTATGCATTTACTGATTTTCCTGATTTGTTTGATTCTTACACAGTCAATAACTCTGATAAATTAAAGATACTATTACCAATAATAGATAATACAATTCAAGAAATACCTTTTGATGGTGCTTGGAATGTTACGTTGTATAACTATAGAGAAGAACAGCGCCAAAGTTTATCAAAGGCGTTGCGTCCAGATGCCAACTTTTAAGGAGAGTAATCTTGCAATTTTTTTATGATTCACAAATAAGACGATATATAACGCAGACAATTCGTGTCTTTAGTAATTTCGTAGTCAAATACAGTGATGGTTCATTGCACCGCGTTCCAGTTTTATATGGTGATGCTGACCGCCAAGTCGCAAATATTATGCGTCAAAATTCTGAGAATGCAGTAAACTCAGTCCCAAGAATTAGTATATATGTCACAGAATTAAAAATGGATCGAGATAGAATGGCAGATGCCACTTATGTTGGTAAAGTTCATATAAGAGAGCGAGATGAATTTGCTGATGCTTATCAAACTTCACAAGGTAGAACATATACGGTTGAAAGATTGATGCCAACCCCGTTCAGTTTAAAAATGAAAATAGATATATGGGCATCAAGCACTGATCAAAAATTGCAAATTTTAGAACAAATATTAGTATTTTTCAACCCTAGCATGGAATTGCAAACATCTGATAATTTTATCGATTGGACTAGTTTAACAGTATTAAATTTAGATGATATTACATGGACTAGTAGAACGGTCCCAACCGGAACTAATTTAACTATTGATGTTGCTACAATCACTGTTGATACACCAATATGGATAAGTCCACCAGTCAAAGTAAAACAGTTAGGTGTTATCACTAATATAATTGCAAATATTCATAAATCAAGCGATGCAAGTCCATATGGATACATTGATGGGTTAGGGGTAGACACTACTGGACCAACTATTACTATGTCAGATATTATTACTAATAAACATATCACTATTTCAGAATATAATATTGCAGTTTACGGTAATAATGTTACATTACTCGATGAATACACTAATACTGTTCCACCAGAACCTTTTGGTTTACCAGATAATATTCCTAATCCAGTTAGTTGGGTTAAAATTTTGGATGGTTATAATGGCACTTTTACGCCAGGAGTTAGTAGAATTTATTTACGTCAACCAGATGGATCAGAAATAGTCGGGACGGTTTCAATCGATGATATTACTCCATCCATATTATTGGTAGAATGGGACCAAGATACATTGAACACAAATACTGGGATTGATAGCCAAGGTATTTTTGATTACAATCCTGGTTATAATTCAGGCGGAAATAGATCTGCTAGTCCGGGCACATTTGACGCAATTGTAAATCCGTTATCGTTTAATCCAAAACGACCAAACAATGAATCTGAAGATCAATTAATCGCTATAGGCACTCGATATTTAATAATTGAAGACATTGGTAATCGAATTAATACTGATGGACCTGATGGATGGAAGTCGTCTAATAACGAAGATTTTATTGCATTAGCTAACGATATAATAGAATGGAATGGCACAGAATGGAATATTGTTTTTAATTCAATAAAAGAATCTGAATCAATGGTGTGGCAAACGAATATATACACAGGAATACAATATTTATGGAATGGTATTTCTTGGAGTAAAAGCTTCGACGGCACGTATAGGTCAGGTTCATGGAAACTAATATTATAAAAGACAAAATAGTATGCAGTGGCGCACTGTTTTACGCAAAATCATCTCACAGGTTTCTTCTAATTCAGAAAGCAACTGGTAAACATCAAGGATCATGGGGGTTAGTTGGGGGGACTAATTTAATCGGTGAAAACCCTTGGCAAGGATTACAAAGAGAAGTAATAGAGGAAATCGGGTGTTTTCCAGATGTTTTGAAAACTATACCATTGGAAACATTTGTTTCCAATGATAAAGTATTTAATTTTCACACTTATTTATGTGTGGTAGATCATGAATTTATCCCATTACTCAGTCCAGAGCATATAGCATGGGCATGGTGTTCGATTGACTACGCACCAAAACCATTACACCAAGGTTTAAAGAATAGTTTCTCTAATAAAATTATGAGAACTAAACTTCAAACCATATTTGATATAATAGATTTAATTTAATAGTTGGTTTGACGAACTAATTGGATATTGTTTTTTTAGAAAATCCAAATTAGTTCGCGAATCATTCGGTTCATACCATCCATTACCAGTATGAATATCAAGAACAGACTTGAAAAATTCTTCATACATGACAGCTACTCTATCAAGTGAAAAATTATTGATTGCCCATTCTCTACAATCATATGGACTTATTTTATCAATATTTTTCGCAGCCCATGTGAAATGTTCAAATGTTTTGCATCTATAACCAGTAACTCCATGAATGTTATTCTCAGTGAATGCACCCCAATCAGTTGTAATGGTTGGTGTACCAGATAACAAGCATTCAATTTGTACTCCACCAAATGGTTCATTATACATACTTGCGACAAATGCACCTTTTGCTTTAGACATCAATTTTCTGCGAGTTTCAACATCGGCATATCCGATAACTTCAACATGTGATGGGATCTCTGTATAACCGCAATCTTGTAAAGAATTTTGTCCTGCCACTAATAATTTAGCACCGATTGCTTCAGTAACTTGGATGGCAACATGAATTCCTTTCCCCTCATATACTCTTCCCAAAAATAGGAAATAATCATCTTTTTCTGCAGAAAAAGTAAAATCATCTGGATCGAAATAATTAGGAATTACAGTATCATACCAGCCTTGCTTACATGTACCAACTGACTCTAATCCATAGTATGCATGGTAAATTGCATATGATTCAAATATTTTGTATCTTGCCCAATGTCCACCTGCATATCCAATACCAGGTTCAACACAAATTAAATCTTGGTGTGCATCACAAATTGGTCTGGTGCCTGATCCCCAGAAAGGTAGAATAATATCTAATGGTTGTTTTCTGATTGCAATTTCACGAATTGCATTTTTATAGAATGTTTGATATGCATGATCACCAGTATCAAACTTAAAAAAATGTTTACGCCAATCATGATCACCATACGAAATTTTCCAATCTTCGGTCGAGAGTACATTAACATGTTCTGTACACTCTAAATCAGATTCTTCATGCCCATAATGAATAACAGTATGTCCTCTTTCTATCATCATTTTACTAAATTTTACTACTTTTTGGGTGTACGCACATGCGACGTACTCTTTACTTGACACTGTATGTGGCAAGCCTAATATATGAAATCTCATTTTATCTCCATTTTGGACCGTCAAACCAACAGGCTAAACTATACCGGATGCCTCTGGTTACTTGAGTTGCTTGATGTAATATAAAGGAAGGAAAAAATACGACAGAACCTTGATTTCTAATATCATCTGGACTGGGATGGGCACCAACGTCAATGAATTCTAGATTACCCCCATCATACTCTCCCGGGTCAGAAAGTTGCACAACTGCTGTTATTTTTCTATGATATTCTGGATCATTATTTAACCAAAAAACATCATGATGTTTTTTATATTCACCCAAATATGAAGAGTCATATTCAGCTAATTGAATATAATCCATTTTTGATATGTGTACTTTAAACCATTGATCATTTGCTTCAACGGCCATTTTCCACATTGCATCAAAAAGAAATGCAAAATCAGGATTTGTTTTTTGTATAAAACGAACTTTAGATCTTCGCCAGTTATTATCAACATGGCCATTATTTAACCCGATTATTGCATCTTGGACAGGCAATTGCAACCCAAGTTCTAATATTTTAGCACATGTTTCTCGATCAAAATATCGATTATAATAACACCATTCACCTTTCATCATTCACCCTTTATAAAATACATTATACCTGACATCAGGTATAATGTCAACTATTTATTTCTCAAAAAATGACTTGATAAAATTTATTTGTATCTGGCGTTCTTTAACAGCTTGTAATAACAAGGGTATTATTTTTTCGTATTGCACAGTTAGATAGTTTTCACCAGATTTGCTATTTTCATACTGATCCATATCAAAGGGGGCTATTGAAATAACTTCGGGCAATACTGATTGTACCTCTTGTGCAATAACTCCAACTTGAGAGTTGTAATCTTTATAACCGAAATTTTCCGCAAATTTATTTTGCGTGAATTTAATACCACGAATGGAATTTACCATTTCTAATGCATTTTCTATTTCAACAATATTATCTTTCAATCGTCTATCAGAATATCCATAATAACCCGTAATATCATCAGTTGCCACTATGGTTCCTCCAGTTGCTAATGGTGCTCTACCAACTCCCAACGCAAATAATTGTGGAGTATCGGTCGTCGTCAACGGTCCAGACGCACCAGTAGATCCAGTAGATCCGGTAGATCCGGTAGGACCAGATGCCCCAGTAGAACCAGTAGAACCAGTAGATCCGGTAGGACCAGATGCCCCAGTAGAACCAGTAGATCCGGTAATTCCGGTAGGACCAATTAGACCAGATGGTCCTGCCCCAGCATATTTCATACCAGGGTCACCATCTGATCCCTGTTGTCCTTGTGATGCTATTGTAGATGATTGGACTCCTATTAATCCTATCAATCCGTAGCCACCAGTTGAGCCTTGTGTTCCTGAGTTCCCAGTAAATCCAGTAATTCCTAGTGGACCAGTTGCGCCAGTTGCGCCAGATGCTCCTTGAATTCCAACTTGAATTACTCCTGATGCACCTTGAAGACCGGTTAATCCATCTACCCCAGCATCTCCTTGAACACCAATTGATTCCGGACCGGTTGCACCTGGTAAACCTGCAGGTGATGATGCCCCACGAACACCAGTAGC